CAACCAAAGTGATTTCTTGGTCTGTTAGTCTAGTTTCAGTTGTGTCTGAATTTCTTGTGTAGTCTGACACAGAAATTACAGGTTCTTTAATAATCTTTACAGAGTCTCCGAAAGAGGATATCTCACCAGCATAGTCGGTGTTTGTGATAGCTTCAATTACCGAGGCTTTTCTAAAGAAGTTTAAAACCTTTTTAGAGTAAACCGAAGGTAAAAAGAAACTATTAGTTTGTCCTGCTACGGAGTTTGCAAAGTTAGCATTTGTATCGGTTGAGGGTTCAAAAAATTGAGCCATGATACTTTCTCCTTTAAGTTAAATTATAGTTTAATTTGAGATTCTGCCTTCCTGCATAGCATCTGATATTTCTGTTTCGTATTTATCAAATTCTTGTACAGACATGGCTTCTATCTCCCTTAATGACCATACTTTCTCCTGCGTTGGTTCAATACTAGTTGTTTTAGTAGAGACCATATCTGCAGCAGATTGTCTAGTCGGTTTTTTAGAAGATGACTTAGTTGTAGGAACATCCATACCAATATCTTTTTTAAACAAATCAAGAGCACGTGAAGCTAGGTCGGCATCGTCAGTATTGTCATATACCCAAGCTTGGATAGATGCATGCTGCTCTTTTGCCCATTCATGAAAGTCATCGCTGTTTCTGATATCTTCAAAATCAGGATGTCTTTCTACTAACCTTTTTTCTGCATCTTGTCGTACTAACTGTGTTTCACGTTCTTGGAGTTTACTAAGGCGTTCTTCTAGAACTTTTGCTTTAGTCTCCGATTGCATATGAGCAACAGTTTCTACAACTTCATACACATCAGGATAATCTGTTTTAAACTTTTCAAGTTCTTCTGGAGATTTAGGAGCTATATAATCAGGTCTGTTTTTAGCAGACTCGTCTAATAATTCTTGTTCTCTAGATTTAAACTCGTTAAGTTTACTATCGTAATGTTTTTTTAAATCATCATAGCGTTTTTTGTAGTCTGGTTTTTTGTAAGGAGTATTCTTCTTACTTACCAGCTCCTCATTATTTACACTTCCTTCTTCACCGACTTCAGTTATGTCATCGCTTTTAAAAAGTCTATTTTGAGGTTCTTCAAAATACATACTATCTGATGATACAAAAGGTTTGTCTTCACCTGTGTGCCAATCTTTTTTTGCGTTATAAGGGTTTGGCGTTTGTTCTTTTTGGACTGTATTAGTCATTTTCTATTCTCCTAATTGGGGCTTTGTTTACAAGGTAGCTGCGTTGTGCACTAGCAGGGCTTGTATTGTAAAGGTAGCCTTTCGGTTTTTAAAGTGATAAAGTGCCTGATATCTCAGGGTAGCTCTATCGTTGTCTTAATCTAGGATTTGCTGATAACATACCTTTTCGTATTTCATCATCTACAACAGCAGGGTCAACGGGTTTTCCATATTGGTCTACCTTCATTTCTTCTTCCATCATAGGCATTCCTCCTAAATTAAGAGGTTGTCTTTCATCTACTTTAGCTTCAGCTTCTTTCATCATAGACATTAAAGTGTCTTCTCCGATTTCTTCTACAGCTTTTGCAGTAAAGACAAATTCTCCATCAGATAACCTTGCAGGTATACTGTCAGAGACTCCTGAGCCCGGTCCTTCAACAGGACCAGAACCAGCAAATTCTTGAGCAACATCTATTACTTTATCAAAAAGCATTGAGAGTTCCTCGTCTTGTTCCATTTTGGACATTAGCATTGCTTCTTCTTCTGAGCTTAATGCTTCTCCAATTATAAAATCTAAATAGTTATTTTCCATGTCATCGTCTGATTCCATTTCAGATTCCATTGGTGGTGTCATAACCATTAACATTTGGTCATCCATTAATAGACCACCTTCAGCAACCATTCCTCTAGCACTATAATCATCAGATACACCTTCTGTTATTTTTATAATGTCTGCTTGTAAATCTTCTATTTCTTCTTCTAAAAGTTTTATTTCATCTACTCTACTATCGTCAGGAGTTGTTTGTTTTATATCTTTTAAATCTTCTTTTAATTTTTTTAATTCTTGTTTTGCATCTTTAACAGTTATTTTTTTTCCTTTAGAAGGAGTAATATTATATTTAGATAATATTTTACTAGCAATACCACCTAAACCATATTGTTCTCTGTCGTCTTTTAACAAACCACCTTCTTGGTAGCTCATTCTTTTTTTAGATGCTCCAGCACCTCCACTATACATAGGCTTTCTATCTTTAACAGCTTCTTTCATTGGTTCAGTTTTATTACCGTCTTTATCTAAGTCTAAGTAATCTGGTTTTAACATTGACATTATATTTCCTCTTTTCTCATTATTGCTTCTTTAACCTGTAGGTCCAGCTGCTCTAGGCGTACCAGAAAATTCATCTTCCCCTGCAACCGGTACATTTCCTGTTCCGATGTTGCCACCACCAGTTCCTGTAACACCAAGTTCTTGAGATTGTTCAGGTGTTCCTTGAAGTCCTCCCAATGGAGACTGTTGACTATTGGGTTGAGTTTCTTCGCCATTTGTTTGTCCAGCATTTTGCATTCCTATTATTTGAGCCATTACAGCAGCTTCTTCAGGGTCATTGAGTATTTCATCAGGGTCTAAGTCTAAGCTGTAGGCTAGTTCACTTATAAGTTTAGAAATCTTAACAAACGGTGCAACAGCAGGATTTTGAGCAGTTTGTAAGAACATAGTAAGCCTTTGGCTTCGTACTTCTTTTTGCATCAAGCTATTTGTTCCAGTAGCCTTAACTTCTAAATCACCTTTGACATCCAACTCGTCCTCTAAAAATTGCATGTTCCACTGAAAGTAAGCTTCTCCAAGTGGTTTTAATAAAAAGTCATCAAGATTTTTGATAACTGTTTTAATATTTAAACTAGATGCTCCCATTAACATTGACATACCTGAAGCAGTCCTTGTCATACTTTGAACACCTGTTTGCCCATGTGAGTAACTAGGTATTCCAGTTTGTTCATCAGCCAACTGTCTAAACTTATCAAACATCATTAAATTTTCTTGTGATGTATTAGGAAACTTTAATCCATGTATTGCTTGTCCGGGCATCCCTGCTTGTCTTCTAAATATTTTTCCGGGATATATTTCCATTGATTGTCCACCAACTAAAGCAGACTCGTCTACATCAAATACTAACGACCCAGACATTGCTAGGTTGTCAATAGCCATTCTTGCATGACCATTCATAATCTGTTGACTATCATCCATATTTTCTGCTATACCAATACCAAAAAAGTTATATGGGTTTCTTTCATATGGAAAAGCATGATAAGGTATTCTATAAGGAGTAAATGGATTTAATACTGCTCTTAGTAAATAATGTCCACATGTCCATACATTTACTTGTACTTCATCTAGGTCATCAACACTGTCGGGTAAATCAATACCTACTTCTCTTGCATACTCTGCATCCATTATTCCCCAGTATTCTAAAACTTCAAAGTTAGTTCCTACTTCTTCATCATATCTAGCATCATCTTTTAACTGACTTTCAAAATCTTTTTCTACATAGTTAGCACCCATTTGAATTGCATTACGTATAGCATCTTCATCAAAGTAAGGCATGTTACGTAGTTGTCTAAGTTGACTACGATTCATTTTGTGTCTATGTATTACATACTCACATTCTTCCATGTTAGTAGCATTAGGGTCTGGATAAAAATCCCAACAACTAACAAACTCAATTCTAGGAACTCTAACTTCTAACGGATTATAAGTTCTGTTACCTTCTTCATCTGTGTCCCATTTATGTAATTTTTTGTTAAAATTAAATGGTCCTTTAACAATACCAGTACCTAGTAAAGCAGATTCTAATAAAGCATTTCTCATTTCAGAGTTACCGTTAGATTCTTCTATTTGGTCATGTATAAGTTTTTCCATTCGTCTTGCAGCTTTTTGTGCAGGACTTAATTCTAAAGCTTGTGGGTCAGGACTAGCTCCATCTTTAAGAATACCTAACTCTTCTGCTTGGTCTTCAAGACTATCTTCAAATATTCCATTATAATAAGTAGCACCGGGTTTTAAAGTTTTACCATCACCTTCATAGCCAACATCATAAGGATTATCTATTCGATTTCCTATATCATCAGGTATTTCTGTATTGTCTCCTATTGTAGTTTCTAAACTAGGAATAGGATTAGTAGTGTCAAGATGTGCGTAATCTGTTTCACCTTCTGGTATTTTAGTTTCTGAAATTCCTATTGGAAATTTACCTGTACCAAATATAACATCTACTAATTGTCCAAAAGCAGCAAGTACTTTTGTTTTAGTTATTTTAACAAATACTCTAGACTTTTCTGATTCTCTAAACTTAATATTCTTAGCGTATAATCCACGATAGTTTTCATAAGCTTTTAACCAACGAGTTTCGTCTGTTTGTCTAGCGTCTTCTGCTATAGCAAATCTATCTTTAATAGTTCCTATAAGATTTCTTTGTTGGTCTTCTTCAAGAGTTAAAGTAACTCCTGATTCTCCTTCAACTTCTTCATAGATACTATCAGCGTTTAGAAATGTATTGTCGTTGTCTGCCATATATTAATAACCAAAAGTTGAATCAGAAGGACTAAATATATCTGATTTAATTCTTAACATCCTATCTTGAGGATGGTCCATTCTAGGTCTACTCATTAACATATATCTTAATGCATCATATGCATGGTCTGCTGCATGAGTATCCACATCTTCAGGATTACTTTTAGAAAGAGGCAACGCCTGTATTTCTTTTACTAAGTTAACACATGTATTAAATATTTGTAACTTAGGTCTTCCTGTACTATTATTTTTTCTCAGGTACTCATGTATTTGAGTTTTACCTGCTAATCTATTTTTATCAGCTCTTCTTAGTTTATGTCCTTTATTAACTAATATTTCACCAATCGTAGGACCTGTATAACCTGTCCTAGACCATGCTGCTGTATCTAATACTCCAGCTATGGATTTTATTTCATTCATTTCCATTTCTGTTATGGTGTCGCCAAGTGCTTCGCCTGTCAGACCTTTTTTGTATAATTCTCTATATATAATAATAGTCTTATCTTCAGGGTCGATAGCAGCCCAGAGACAGCAACTTTCTGCAGCATAACCATAGTCTACTGCTTTAATTCTTTCCCACCAACTTGGTAATTCAAAAGGTGGTATGACGTGTGTATCTATTTCAAACTCTGCGAATGCTGCTCCTTCTGAAATATCCCAGTTACCTTCCAACAACTGTTTACGTTGTATAGCCGGTAAAGATTGTAGCATCCTTTCGTATTCACCGTCTTCAGCAAGGTGAGGATTATCCTGTAACAATGCTGGTATAAACTTTCTAGTAAGACCGTCTTTACCTTCAAAACTTGTATTATGTTCTGCTGGCTCTACGTATCTTTTCTTTACCCAATGAGCACCTACACCACCGGGATTAGCTGTACATCTTAAATAAGTTTGTATATTAGGATTAGTAGTTCTTAACCTTGAAGCTAAGTAGTTCCATCCAAACTCTGTAGGTAAGTGAGTTATTTCATCAAAACCTATCCAACTGTACGCTTGTCCTTGATAACGATAAACATCTGCATCTCGTTCCAAGAACCCAAATTCAATTTTTGCTCCACTAGGGAACTGCCATAACTTTTCTACTTCTTTAAACTTAGCACCTTTAAAGGCTTTAGGATAAAGTTCTCGAGACTTATCTATAAGTTCTCTTAGTTCTGGCATAGACCTTCTTAATATTAAAGCTCTGTGCTCTGTTATGTGGCAGTAACGCAATGGGTCTATTAACATTGCAAAACTTTTTCCACCACCTGCTGCTCCACCGTAAAGAACATCTTTCTCACCAGCAGCTAAAAAGTCTGTCTGTGGTCCTTCGTTTGGCATGAAAGCCACATGAGAACCAGTAGTATCTAAATGTTGTTGTATAGCATCAGGTAACTCTTTGGTTTCTGACTCTGTTAAAACATTAGATGTTAAAACTTTTTCTTCTTTGTCAAGTTCTTTCTTGACTCTAGCTAAACTTCTTGTTAGCTTTTTAACTTTCTTAGACTTTTTATTAAGTTTATTCTTTGCTTGTAAAGCTAACTTAATGTCAGAAAGTTCTGAATTTTTTGGTCTACCGGGTCTAAGCCTTGGTGTACCATCTTTCTTTAGTATATAACTCCCATCTGGGTTTGTCAAGTACTTTTGTGAATTATCTTCCATATACTTTATCTACGTGTTTTTTCAATCCGGGTCTAGACATCTTCCTTCCGGTCTCTGCCTCTAACCAATCTACTCCAATACCTAGACTAATTTCACCATGAAATACTGCTTTTGTTACTTCTTCTAATACATTTAGTTCGTTTTCTATAGGTACTAGAAAAGAACCAGACTCTTCTTCTAACTCATATCCAAAAGGAATAGTTGAAGAAGTTCTTGTTATATAACCTTCTTTCAATTTATCTTTTCTTTCCTTTATGTAATCCATGCTTAGCATGTTGCTTACCTTTTTTAGTAGCTGCTCGTTTCTTTTTATTAGCAGCTGCAAGTTTTTTACGACCTGCTGCAGTAGACTTAAGCTTTGCTATAGTCTTAGCAGGTGCGTAGACTTCTCCAGTTTTAGAAGACTTCTTCCCACTGGCAGTTCTCCACTTTTGTTTAGTCCACTTATCTAGACTTTTTTGACTTTTTGCTTTTGGCATTCTTTTTTGGTTTTGTTGTTAAACATTTTTTAAATAATCTTTTGTATTCTTTCTTACCTGCATCCATTAATTTTACTAACATAATTTTTATTTTCTTACCCATATTATTTATAACCTCCTCCTTTGGCTTTATATTCTTTGGCTAAAAGCTGGGCTTTTCGAGCTGACCATTGACCGGCTTTACCACCTTTGGTACCAGCTTTAATCCTCTCGAAAAGTCTCTTACGCATAGTTGGCTTGGTATAGTTACCAGCTTTATTCACGGTTGACTTTTTCTTAGTTGTCGTTTTTTTTCTTAGCATTTTTTTCTCCGAATATTCTGTCCCAGTTATCTTCGTATTCTTTTTTAGATACAGCAAATGGTCGAGGTCTTGCACCTTTACCACCATCGCTTTTACCATAGATACTTTTTCTAAAAGTTACTTGAGAACCTTCGTCATTACCTATTTGTCTACCCATAGTTTACCTAGTCTTGTGGACTACCATTTAACCTTGTCAGCCCAGTAGGCTGCTGACATTTTACCCTTTGCAATGTTTTTACCGTGTCTTGCTTTAAAAGACTTTCGTTTTGCTTTCATTCTAGCGGACTCACCTGCTTTAGGTTTACCTGCTGTTTTAGCACCCTTTTGCCCAAAGCGTATTGTTTTTATTTTATTGCCTTCTTTAGCAACAACAATATGAGATTTAGTTTTGTGCCCTGGAGTTCTTTTAGGTTTGTTATAACCACTTACTCCTGCACGTTTTAATCTACTATCTTTTTCTTTTGGCATTTTAGTCCTCCGGACTATTAGTGTACTATCCTATCTATTATTGGTTCATGTATTAGTTCTTGGAGTTCTCCTAAAACTAATAATCCATATTGTATTGCTATACTATTTGCTTTTTCAATAGAATCAGCTTTAATGTAAGGACCTAATAAAATTCCATTATTATTAGTCTCTACATATTCTGTTAACCATATCTTCATTTATTTTTTACGCATCAGTTTATCTTCTGTTCTTTGAAAGGATATTTCAAAAAACCTATCTATTAGGTTACTTAAAAATTCTAATAACTTATTCTGATACTTCCTCATAGTCACTTTGTTCTGCTTCTATTACAACTGGTGCTTTATCTGGCATTAAAAAAATACCACCAGAATTCATATTATGATTAACGTCTACTTTATCTACTTTACTTACTCCTACTCTATCTAATAAAGTTTGTGCTGCAGCTAACTTATTATTAGCTTGAACCACAGGTCTTTTAGATTCCATTATTTCTACAACTTTAAAAGCTGCTTTAGGAGCAGAGTTTGCTAATACTTCATGAGTTAATTCTAATATCTCATTTTTTAAAGTCTTTACAACATGATGATAATGAGAAGAATAACCAGCAAGTTCAGCAGCTTTCTTTGCATCACCTTGAGTTTCTACAAGATGCTCTAGGAAAGACTTCTGTTTGTCAGTTAATTCTCTTTTTGTTGTTGTTGTATCAACACTTGGTAGTATAGCCATGCATCTAGTATACACCTCTATTTTAAAATTGTCAAGTATAAATTAAGACTTGACAAAATCGAAATCAGATGCTATAATAACATTGTGCCCTCCCGGGTCAACATAGCCCCCCAAAATCCTAAACAAAACTATTAGCTCTCTAATAAGAGGGGAGTAGTTGTGTCTGAAATAAATACCCTTTAATACTATAAAGACTTTAGAGTTTTAGTGTCGGGGCGTTAACTAGTTCTGGTTAATAACTATTATCTTATAAAATGTATAATCATGCTATAGATATGTATGGTAGGGGGCATGGTCTCCTGCCTCGCCCACTCTAACATATCCCATCTCTACTTCGATAGCACTCTAAAGGCTATGAAATTTAATGCCTTTGAAAGTCATTGTCTGTCATATAATAGTTTCAATGGATACCTAGCTTATCGTATTCTTAGGTATTCCTTCATGTTATTTTCCATTACATATGACAGGGAAACTTTAAAGTCTTTGATGAGATTCTAAAGGAGACCTTTCAAGATTTCAATGTGCACAAATTTATGCAAACTCCTAAATAGAATATAACATAATGAAGATTACGAAGTTTCGCTAATCTGTCAAGGTAGTACAAGTCTCCACCTATGACATATTAGCTATGAAACTTCTCTAGTTAACAATGTGCGGTGGATGTTTAAGTTTATTTGTTACCAAATATAATTTATGATATACTTATGTTATATTTATTTAGGAGTCTAAAAACATGCATAAATTAGTTATACACATTCAAATGCCTGAACTTGAAAGGTCTATAGAATGTTATTCAATCAAAGACGCTGAGCAGATTATCACTGGATTATCTAATCAGACTTTGCAAGTGGTATCAGATAATAGTGTTGTTACTGATACTTTAATTAATCTCATAGAAACCAAAGGAGTTAAATATGGAAAATAACACACATGAAGGAATAGTTAACAGTAAACATAAAAGTGCTACTGAAGCTCAAGTAAAATATCTGGTATATCTATATCAGGATACGATAAAAAAGAATATATTAAAGAAACATGATAAACTTAAGAAAGACAATGACTTTGTAAATTTCAAAGGTAAATCAGGTAGATTTGGTAAATTTCAAGTTCATCTTTGGAATTCATTTATTCCTGAAAATAAGATGACTAGCCAAGATATTAGCAAGCTGATTCATGAAGCTAAAGTAAATAATAAGTTTGATACACCTTTTACTAAAAAGCTTGTACAATCAGTTAATGATTACGTAAAATCAGCTTAATAATATCTTTAAATCCTAGAGTTTTAACAGACTCTGGGATTTTTTTTATGTTTCGTAGCCTTTAGTAATTATTTCAAGAGCCTGTAAGATATTATACAGGCTTTGAAATAGCTGTCGTAACTCTTGTATCGGAAGCTACGCTGTGCTTCCTATTATGTTAGAGTGGGCTTTAAATGTCATGCCCCCTTAAAATAAATATAAACTATATTAATTATATTAGTTATATTATATAAAATAATTATAATTGGGGGGGCTGGGGCAGGTAGTTGAGGGCGATTTTATTTATAATAAATTATACTATATATTTTATATTATGTCAAGTAATAAAATATAAATAATACTTTTATTAATTTTTTATATAAAATAGTTATAAATGTGCTTGACTTTCGAATTTCGTTGTGGCAAAGTGTAAAAGCATTCGGCACAAGTCGATTGCAAATACTTTAATTTTATATTTGGAGATATAATTATGAAACAGAAATGTCAAAATCCTAATGGATTACAGAATATTAATGCGATTGAGAGAGCTAATAAATTTAAAATATCAGTTCGTTTTAATGATGAATTGAAAGCAAAAAGATACCTTAAATCAGAAGGTTATAGATATCAAGACAGCTTTTCTTATAAAGCAGAACGATATACTTTATGGAAATCTAAATATGGTTGGTTAGAAATGCGTTCAACTTTTGATTATCTTAATGATAATACTTTAGAAATGGGAACAGTTTGGACTTTACAATCTTTGGAGACTTAAAATATACTAATTAAGGAAGCACCCTCGCCCCTTAAATTAATACATTAAACTAAAATAGTTATAAATGTGCTTGACTTTCGAATGTTTTTGTGCAATCATGTAAAAGCATTCGGAAACAGAACTGAATGATTAAATTTTATATTAGGAGATATAATATGGAAGACAACGAACACTTTGAATTTGTAGAGTTTATGCAAGAGCAAGAACTTATAATAGAAACCACCGAAGCTAACAGACAGTTAGACGAGGAAATTAATCCAACAACAGGAGATAAAAATGAGTAATAAAAGTATGAATTTTCATGATGTAATAAATATAACTAACTGTAAATCTATAGAAGACAACACAGTTGTTTTAGGTAAAGGTGAAAATAGAACACCTTGTAGAACAATAACTATTTGTCAAGACTATGATGGTAATTTAATTACAACTTCTTTACATTTGTTTGGACAAGATGGGCAAGATACTGTCCCAATGGAAGTATAAAAAAAACTTATAGGACACTAAGTAAAAGAGGTGCTAATACTAAAGCACAATAATAATATGACTTGGTCTCTAGGGATTACTGTTAAATCGTAAAATTAAACTGCGCAATCAGGATAAACTATGCAAAATATAAACCGAGCAACAGTCCTGAAAGTACTCTTTCTGCTAGTTTGAGTCGTAAATAAACCAACTAGCACTTATATTAACTATAATAAAACGGAGATAAAATATGTCGAAAACTACATATACAATACGAGGTAGTGCAACTACTACATCAATAAATAAAGCACCTATCATTATCCAAAATATTTGGAGAGCTGGTACTGAAGCAGGGGCTAACATCATTAGAGTTAGAGTAGCTAAAGAAAGAGATGAAAAAACTAAAGGTAGAACATTTTTTGGTTATCATCAAAACAAAGTATCTATATATCAACAGCTACAAGACCCTATATTTCCACTATGGTTTAGACGAAAAGTTAAACTAGGTGAAAGTAATAAAGGTATGCAAGTCTTAGAAGTTGCAAACAATATGGATGCACAACAAACATTCAATGTTATTGATAGCTACGAAGCCTATACAAATAGTGCATGGACTAGATTTACTGAAAAATTAAAAGATACATTACTATATAGTGTGTCTTTGTTTCAAAGGTAAATAATTATAGTGCTGGGTATCACTTTAAAGTACCTACCTGTGGCTAGTGCTTAGAATTTTCTGAGCCAACGCCACTTTGAATTAATATATAAATATAAATATGGAGATATAATATGGCACAGCCAATGAGAGTATGCGATAGAACAGCTATTGTAAATAAAATAAGAAATGAATGGAAAGAAACATCTTTAAATAGATTTAAACATAGCTTTGAAGGAAGTGATAATGAAATTTATTTAAAAGATAGAATAAAAGAATTAAAAACAATTAAAAAAGAAATGGAAGAATTAGAAAAAGATTTTAATTCTATAAGAGAGTCAATAAAAAGCCATTGTGAAAATGTAAATAATGTATTATCAGATGGAAAATGTGATGACCATTATGAAGCTTCATATGGTGGAACTTCATTAAAATTTGATACACCTTATAATTATAATTCAGACTTTGGTTATGAAATAAAAACTCATATGACTTATAAAATGATAGGTGAGATTGAAAATGAATTAACTTTAGCTACTATAGGTGGAGACTTTGATGTTAAAGAATTAATCAAAGACTTAACAGATAGATTTATTAATCAAAACAGAACTTAATAATAGGAGACAATATGAGTAATATGATGACAGAAGCAAGTAAAGACTACATTTTAGACGAGGTTGAATCCCTTTGGTCTATACCTGATAGACAAGACTTAAAGAATGATTTACTTGAATACATAGAAGTTAACTTTGCTATTGTTTATGAGCAAGATATAAAAGATATTATGATACAATGGTTACAGCAAAAGATATTTATAGCGGGTAATAATATTTATTCTCATGCAGACATAGATAAAATGGCTGAGTCTTACACAGTAAAAGATGAAGATAATATAGGAGGTAACAATGTATATAGATATAAGTGAAGCAGTAATAGAAGAACTTGATAACAGATTAGAAAATGCTACAAAATATAATGGAGATATCTTTACACTTACTTTACCTAAAGATGGTAAGTATGGTAATCATGGAGATATTATCAAGTATATTGATGAAGAGGTAAAGACTTTAGAAGATATAAAAGTTGTTCTAAAGGCTTTGATAGGTGGATTAAATAGAGAGGTATAATATGTATAAACTATTAACATTTAGCAATCCAAAAATACAAAAAAGTAATAAAGTGTATAGCAATTATCTAAGTGCTATATTACATATGAGTCCAATCAACACTAAAATATGTCCTTATCAAGACATTGCTGGGTGCAAGGAAGCCTGTCTTAATACAGCAGGTAGGGGTGGCATTATAAAGAAGGGTGAAACCACTAATGTCATACAAGAAGCTAGAAAGCGTAAGACTAAATTGTATTTAGAAGATAGAGATACCTTCATGTCTTACCTGATATCAGACATAACTAAGTTTGATAACTACTGTAAGAAAAAAGATAAGCTTCCTTGCCTGAGATTAAATGGTACTAGTGATATACAATGGGAACACATTAAAGTTGATGGCAAGAATATCTTTGAGATGTTTTCACATATACAGTTTTATGACTACACTAAAATACCCACAAGAAAAGTAAGTGATATTAAAAACTATCATTTGACTTGGAGTTATTCAGAAGCTAATAGTAAGTATGCACAATACTTTGATACTATAAAGTATAACATAGCAGTAGTATTCAATGGTGCTATGCCTATCTATTACAAAGGTAGAGAGGTAATCAATGGAGACGAAAGTGATATAAGATTTATGGACAAACCCAATGTAGTGGTTGGTCTTAAAGCAAAAGGTAAAGCAAGACAGGATATGTCAGGCTTTGTAATACATGTATAGGAGAAGATGATGATAACTATTGAAAGAATAAAAGATATTGCAGACGATATTATTGCAGATACAGAATGGGTAAATGATACTCATACTGAAGCTGAACATAATGGAATTGTAGATGGTTTGAATAGGTTAATTGAACATTTAAAAGAAACTGAGGAGGTAGATGATGATTAAAGAAATATTAGAAGACTTAGAAATGGTCGAAGACGATTTATATAAACACATAAATAAAAATAAATACACATCAGAAGGTTTAAATGATACAGCTTTTATGGTGGGTGTAGCTATGCGTAAATTAATTGAGCTTGACAAACAACTAAAGATACTGTAGAATGTATCACAAAAAAAGGAGAAAGAAATGAAAGGAATATTAATAAATCCATTTGATGAAACAATAAAAGAAGTAGTATACACAGGAAACTTCAGAGAAATCTATGACTTAACAGATTGTAGAACTTTTGATTGTGTTAGACTTACTATTGAAAATGATATGTATATAGATGATGAAGGTTTACTTATAGATAATCAAAGATACTTTAGTATTAAAGATAGAAACTATGCAGGTAAAGCTTTGATACTATCACATGATGATGAAGGAGATAGTGCAAGTACAACTTTTACTTTAGAAGAAGTTAAAGATATGATAGAGTGGTTGCCTGAAGGACACAAAGAAACACCATACATAGAATTTAGAGAGTGGGTGTAAATGAATTCAAAGCAAATTAAAAAGCTTAGAAAGCTAGTCAAACCTATACAAATTGAATGGTTAAAAACTTTATTGCCCGAAGACCAAGCTAATACAATTACTATTGACAATGTTGAGGGACTACTCCCTGAACAGACACATGCTTTTGGTCAAGGACAATTACATATGTCATACATGACAGACAAATGGGTAATGAAATATTTAAAACAATATCCACACATAAAAACTTTTAAAGAATTACAGGAGATAACTAAGAATGACGAATGAATATATGGTAGAAGTTATTAACAATAACGAACATACTTTTTTAAAATCTTATGGTAGTACAGTAGAAAATATTGTAGATAACATGGTAGATTTAATAGGAGTATCAAAAATAATATCAATTATAAATATTAAAACAAAAGAAGAATGGGAACTGCATGAAGATATAAATTTTTTACGACATTTAAAAAATCAAATACCTGATAACATAGAAATGTTTTTTGAAGTAAGAGAAGACAATGACACAACACACTAAAATAGTAGAAAAACAAAAAGAAAAATTAAAACAAGAAAGACTTGATAACACTATTAAATTTATAGAAGTTACTTTTAAAAATGGTAAATGGAATAAAGAAATTACAGGTTATAATAGTGGAAGGATTGTAACTAAATATAATGATAAAAGAAAAAAGGAGATAGTAGAATATGAATTATAAAAAAGAATGGAAGTTATTTAAAAAAGAATTTAACTATAGAGATGCTACATTTCTAGCTTTGATAGGTATATTATGTATTGCTTTAGTAACTTTAAATATTACAATGGTAGAAACACAAGAAGATGTTTGTTGGGACATGATTAAAAGAATGTCTAATTCAAAGATAGATATATAGGAGTATAATATAATGGAAGGCTTTACAAGAATGACAGCTGAAGAATATAGAACCTTTAGTGATTGGATTGGTAGACACGGACATGAGATGTATGAGAACAAAACATCTTATGAATGTAGATGGGATAAAGATAATTACTTTTATGTTAAACTATGTGATGAAAGTATTTATACATTAGATGATATAATGCTTGACATTCAAGAAGAAATAGTGTAAAATGTGCAACATGACATTGAGTAACCAAAGAACTTTAAGCCCTCTATCTCCAAATGTAAACGATTTGGTTTGGCTTCAGTCCATAACTTCGAGAGTAGTTAGCTCCAAACTCTCCCAATTTTTAACGAACTATTAATAACAAACCGTAGGAGGTAAATATGATAGTAGAAGGAACTGCGTATTGGGCAAGTATTAAAGAGCCTAATACCACATTTGAACCAATGTACACAGTCAACTTAGTTGTTGATGAAGAGACTGCGAATGACTTTGCAACTCGTGGACATACCATTAAGCAGATGGATGAAGGTTCTGCTATAGTAATCAAACGTAAAGTCAATGGACCAAATGGAATGGTCAGGGTTGCACCTAGATTACTAGACCAAAACAAACAGGAAGTTAATCTTGCTGTAGGAAATGGCTCTAAAATTAGAGTTCAATATAACGAATACGATTGGGAATATGCAGGTAAGGCAGGGAAAGGTCTCGACTTACAAGCTGTTCAGATTGTAGATTTAGTAGAATACAAAGCCCAAGACGGCTCTGAATTCTTTGATGAAGACGAGGAATTTTAATATGATAATTACTATTAATAATGACGATGGTGAATCAATCTATGATGTTTCTAAGATTGAAGACGAGCAAAGAAAAGCAGGTGCTAGTGTATCTATCAGTAAGATAGGTACTTTAAATGTACTAGTTGAAGCTTTAAACTATGCTTCACAAGGACATCAGAATAATCTTGAAGCTGTGCTGAAAGAAAGTCCTGAAGCTATGGTTGAACAAGAAGATGAAATTGTTGATGAATTAGATGTGGAGGACGAAGACACTACTGAAGATTCTGATTAACTATAACTCGGCTAGGTGTAAAAGCCTAGCCACATTTCTAAAGGAGATAGAATGCAACAAGAACAAACCCACTTTATTAAACACAAATTACCCTGTCCTAAATGTAGTAGCAGTGATGCTGTATCATTAAATGAGAACGGCTCTGCTAAATGTTTTAGTTGTAATACATTCTTTACAGACTATGAGAATGAATCAACAGGTAAAGTAGTTGAGATGACTAGTAAACCTAAACCTGATAATACATTTCTTACATCTTATACTGGTGCTTATGGTGCTTTAACTGACAGAGGTATCTCTGAAAATACAGCAACTAAGTTTGGTGTTAAGATAGTAAAAGATAGAAACAATAATGTGACCCAACATATCTATCCATATTTTAATGGTAATGAAATTGTCGGTACTAAAACTAGGTTTGTATCTAACAAAGGATTTATTACTAATGGTACCTTTGAGAATACAGGTTTATTTGGAGAGCAACTGTATGGAAATACAGGTGGTAAGTACCTGACTATTACTGAAGGAGAGTGTGATGCTATGGCAGTACATGAACTCTTCCAAGGTAAGTGGTCGGTAGTATCTCTTAAACGTGGAGCTTCGGCTGCTGTTAAAGATATACGAGAGAGTATTGAATTTGTAGAATCATTTGATAATGTAGTTCTATGTTTTGATAATGACAAGGCAGGTAAAGATGCAGCTAAAGCTGTAGCTAAAATACTTAAGCCTAATAAAACTAGAATCATGTCATTCCCAAATGGATTCAAAGATGCAAACGAAATGCTTAAACAGAAAAAGTTTCAAGAGTTTACCCAAGCTTGGTGGAACTCTAAAAAATACACTCCTTCAGGTATCATGGAGCTATCATCTCAAAAGAATGATTGGTTACATAGAGAAGAGAAAGAGAGTATTGCATATCCTTGGGAGGGACTGAACAAGAAACTCTATGGTATGCGTAAAGGAGAACTCGTCACACTTACAGGTGGTACAGGTCTCGGTAAGTCTAGTGTAACAAGAGAACTAGAACACTGGCTTATTAAAAATACAGAAGACAATGTAGGTATCGTAGCACTTGAAGAGAACTGGTTAAGAACTGCTGATGGTATTTTATCTATCGAAGCTAACGACAGAATATACTTATCAGAAAAGCGTAAGAATTATACAGACGATGACCTTATGAGTTTGTTTGATAAGACTATACCTGAAGGTAGAGTGTTTATTCATTCTCATTTAGGTGCTACTGACATTGATGATATCTTTGCCAAGCTTAGATATATTATTGTAGGATGTGAATGTAAATGGGTCGTGGTTGACCACTTACATATGCTTGTCAATGTTCTTCATGAAGGTGATGAAAGACGTGGTATTGATATGCTTATGAATAAATTACGCAGTCTTGTAGAAGAGACTGGAGTAGGCATGATATTAGTATCTCATTTACGTAGAGCATCAGGTGATAAAGGACATGAGCAAGGTATTGAAGTATCCTTGTCACACCTTAAAGGCTCACAAGGTATAGCACAGTTATCTGATTGTGTAATTGCACTAGAAAGAAATCAACAGGCAACTAATCCTGAAGAAGCTAATACCACAAAAGTAAGGGTATTAAAGTCTAGATATACGGGGGACACAGGATTAGCTTGTGGTCTCCGATATAATACTGATACAGGTAGATTGTTTGAAGTATCAGAGGAGGAAACATTTGACAATGAACAATTCTAAAATAATATTTGACATAGAAGCTGATGGATTAAATCCTAATAATGTATGGTGTATTGTAGCTAAAGAATTAAATGGTGTCTCACATACATTTGATAACACACAAATAAAAGAAGGTATTAAATTTTTACAAGAAGCTGGAACACTTATAGGTCATAACATTATAGGTTATGATATACCTGTACTAGAAAAACTTTACGGTGCTAAGTTTGCTTGTAAGATAGAAGATACACTTGTTATGTCAAGACTATTTAATCCTGTTCGTGAGAACGGACACAGTTTAAAAGCTTGGGGTTGGCGTGTTGGTTGTTTGAAACAAGAACAACCTAAAGACTTTGATTCTTATACTCCTGAAATGTTAGAGTATTGTATTCAAGATGTTAAACTAAATGAAGCTGTGTATAATTATCTTATTAATGAAGGTAAAATATTTAGTAAAGAATGTATAGATTTAGAACATTGTGTAGCTAAGATAATGAAAGAGCAAGAAAAGACTGGTTTCTTTTTTAACACTCAACAAGCTATGGAACTTCTTGCTGAATTAAAAGCTAAACAACTTGATGTAGAAGATGAAGTGCATAGAACATTTAAACCTAAGTGGGTTGATGATAAATTGGTTACACCTTACATAAAGAAAGATGGTGAACTATCTAAGCGTGGTCTTACTGATGATGAATACAATAGATGTATAACAACTAACAACACAGACCCCTTCATGCGACAATCTTTACAAGAGTTTAATCTTGGTAGTCGTAAACAAATAGGAGAATATCTTATTGACTTTGGTTGGAAGCCTGAAAGATTTACACCAACAGGTCAACCTATTGTAGATGAAGGCACTCTCAAAAAAATTAAACATATAAGAGAAGCTAAGTTAATTGCAGATTTTTTACTATATCAAAAACGTATAGCACAAGTTACATCTTGGATAGATGAACTCAAAGATGATAGAGTTCATGGTAGCGTAATACCTAATGGTACTATTACAGGGAGAATGACACATAGAAATCCTAACATGGCACAAGTACCTAATGCAGGTAGTCCATATGGTAAAGAGTGTCGTTCATGTTGGACTATACCTGATGGATATAAACTTGTAGGTGTAGATGCTAGTGGACTAGAACTTAGAATGTTAGCACATTACATGGATGATTCTGATTATATTGAAGAAGTTATCAATGGTGATATACATACTACTAATCAAAATCTTGCAGGTCTTAAAACAAGAGACCAAGCTAAGACATTTATATATGCATTAGTTTATGGAGCAGGTGATGCTAAAATAGGTTCAGTTGCAGGTGGTGGATTAAAAAAAGGTAAAGAACTTAAACAAACTTTTTTCAAAAACTTACCGTCACTTAGAACTTTAAAAGATAAAGTACAAAAAGCATCTGAACGAGGATTCCTTAAAGGATTAGATGGTCGTAAGATATATGTACGTAGCCAACACGCTGCACTTAATACTTTATTACAAGGTGGTGGTGCTATAGTTATGAAGAAAGCCATGTGTATATTACAAGAACTTATAAACTTAAATACGCTTGATGCTAAGTTTGTAGCTAACATTCATGACGAGTGGCAGATACAAGTAAAAGAATCTCAAGCTGAATTTGTAGGACAACTAGGAGTTGAAGCTATTAAGAAAGCAAGCCAACACTTTAACATGCGTTGTCCTCTAACAGGAGAATATAAAATAGGAGAGAATTGGTATGAAACTCATTAAAGAAAAATCATCCAGTAGAAAAGGAGACTTAGCAGAATATTATGCTGTAACTTGGTTATGGGATAATGGATATGAAGTCTTTAGAAACTGTGGATGTGATGGTTTTATTGACTTAGTAGTCAGAGACCCTGAAGGAAACATTAAATTAGTAGATGTTAAAACTGCAGGGTTGAGAAAAAGAACTAATCAAAAAGCACATTGGCAATCAAAATCAACAAGAACTCCGGAACAAGTAGAAGCAGGTGTAGGGTTTTTACTATTCATTCCTGAAACAAGAAAATTAAGGTGGGTAAATCATCGTGAAAAATAAAAAAAATATTGACAAAACTGAATTAGATAGCTATAATAAATTTACGTCTGAGTCAGGACATTGGTATACTCAAGAGGGTGAACCAATGTATACTATCATCGGTGCTAATGGTAAAGAAAGGAACACAACTCTTAGAGATGCTAAGAAAGAAAACCTAGTTCCTTCTGTCACTACCATACTAGGTATGATAGCTAAACCTTCATTAGAAAACTGGAAAATAAATCAAGCACTTAACTCGGCTCTTACTTTAGAGAGATACGAGGGAGAATCTCTTGACTCTTTTTCTTACAGATGTAAACATGATTCTAAGAAGATAGGTATGGAAGCTGCCAAACAAGGCACTAAAATACACTATCAAATTGAAAAAGGTTTCTTAGGTTTAGGTCAAACAAAACCTTACAAACTTATTAAGGCTTGGTTAGATGATAACTTTCCTGATGAAGAATGGATTGCAGAAGATTCGTTTTGTGCTGATTCAGGTTATGGTGGTAAGATAGATTTATATTCTAAGTCTGGAATCTTTGTTGACTTTAAAACTAAAGATAATCTCTTTGGTAAAGACCCTGCTAAATTAGTGTATGATGAACATGGTATGCAGTTGTCTGCTTATGCACAGGGTTGTGGCTTTGATAATCCACAGAGAGTTTCTATCTTTGTAGACAGGGCTGATACAGGATTAATACTTTGTCATATATGGGATGAAGAATCTCATGAAAGACATTTAGGTATGTTTAATAGTATACTAACATATTGGAAGCTAGTTAAGAACTACGATTCTTCTATTGACAATGCCTAAAAGAGTACCGAGAAAACCTAGACCTAAAAAGACTGGAGTACCTAAAGGGTATGATAGTATTTGGGAATATGAAATACATCAAACTCTTCTTAAAGATTGGAAACATCATTGGGATAACATAGACTATATTGTTAAACATAAGTATGAGCCTGACTTTGTTAAAATAATAAATAATAAAACTATTTTAATTGAAGCTAAAGGTAGGTTTTGGGATTACGCAGAGTTTAGTAAGTACATACATATAAGGGAGGCTTTGCCTGAAGACTATGAATTAGTATTTTTATTTCAAAAACCTTTTGCACCTATGCCTCAAGCAAAGAAAAGAAAAGACGGAACTAAAAGAACTCATGCTGAATGGGCAGAAAAAAATAATTTTACATGGTATAACGAAGAGAGTTTACCAAAGGAGTGGAGAAGCAGTGAATTATAAATTCAACGAAGATAAAATATTAAATGAACTAAAAGCTTACGTAGGTAATACGTATGACCAACACTATGCTAATGGTAAGTACCAAGCAACAGATATGATAATTGATTCAGGATATGGGGAAGGATTCTGTCTTGGAAACATTATGAAGTATGCTATGAGGTTTGGAAAGAAAGACGGAAAGAATAATTTAGACTTGTATAAAATTATACATTATGCTATAATAGCTATTTACGTAAACAACAAGGAACAAGATAATGGTTGAAGATAAAATAGGAACTAAGCCTTACTTAGGAATTGAAATAAACTATAATAAAGAAAAAACATTTGATAAATTTAGTTTAGACACACTCAAAGATAGATATTTTTGGGAAGGAGAAACACATGCCCAAGAAGCATTTGCAAGAGCCTCCGTCTTCGGAGCAACCTACAAAGGGGAAACAGATTTTGAACTGGCTCAAAGACTTTATAACTACAGTTCCTCTCGTTGGTTCATGTTTAGCACTCCTATACTTAGTAACGGGGGTACAAGTCGTGGGCTTCCTATCAGTTGTTTCCTTAATTATGTTCCTGACAGTAGGGGTGGTTTATCTGCTCATTACGATGAAAACATATGGCTCGCTAGTTCAGGTGGAGGCATCGGTGGATATTGGGGCGATATTAGGAGCAATGGTATTTCAACTACTCATGGCAGTCGTTCTACTGGAAGCATTCCTTTCATCCATGTTGTAGACTCACAGATGTTAGCCTTTAATCAAGGCACTACAAGACGAGGAAGCTATGCAGCTTATATGGATATAAGTCATCCAGAGATTGAAGAGTTTATTAACATGCGTAAAGAATCAGGCGGAGATATTAACAGGAAGAATCTTAATCTTCATAATGGTATTAATATTACTAATGCTTTTTTACATGCTGTTGAACATGATGAAGACTGGAGATTGATTGACCCTAAGACTAACGAAGCTGTAAAGATAGTAAATGCTAGAGACTTATGGTGGCAAATTATTCATGCAAGAGCAGAGACCGGTGAACCTTACATGGTAAACATAGATACATGTAACGAAGCATTGCCAAAAGGACAAAAAGATTTAGGATTAAAAATCAGACAAAGTAATTTATGTTCTGAGATAACACTACCAACAGATGAAGAACGTACAGCAGTATGTTGTTTATCGTCTGTTAATTTAGAACACTTTGATAAATGGTCAAAAGATGATATGTTTATATCAGATTTAATAACAATGCTTGACAATGTTTTACAACATTACATTGACAATGCAATAGACACAACACAGTTAGGAGGATACAATGCAAATTTTAAACGCTTTCAAAAATATGTTAAAGAAGGGAAAGAAGGGTATACAAAGTCTGCCTACTCAGCGTATAGAGAACGCAGTCTCGGTCTCGGTGCTATGGGTTTTCATGCTTATCTACAATCTAGGAGCATACCTTTCGAAGGTATTTTTGCAACTGGTTTCAACCACAAAGCGTTTACTTACATCAAATCCAGAGCAGACGATGCAACTAAAGAGT